TAATGATTTTGTAGATATGACAAAACAAGCAGATAAATTAGAAAAGTATTTAAATGCCAAATATAAACAGTCAGAACGTAAACAAAGCTGAAGAAGCTCTTCAATTAGCATATAAAGACCTTGTATCATTTGGAAAACTTTTTCTTCCAGATGACTTTATGCGAAGTGAGACTCCTTTTTTCCATTATGAAATTGCAGATGCAATTGATGATAAAAATGTAAAACAAACTGCAATCATTATTCCTAGAGGACATGGTAAAACTGTTCTTACAAAAGCTTCTATTATAAAAGATTTTGTATTTGCATCAAAAGATAATTTTCTTTTTTACGCTTGGGTATCCGCTACGCAAAAATTAAGTGTGGGTAATATGGATTATATCAAACATCATTTAGAATTTAATGATAGAATAAGATATTATTTTGGAAATTTAAAAGGAAGAAAATGGACTGAAGAAGATATAGAGGTATCAAATGGATGTAAACTTATATCGAAAAGTAACGTTGCAGGTATTCGAGGAGGAGCTAAGCTCCATAAACGATATGATCTTATTGTGCTTGACGACTTTGAACATGAAGCGAATACAATTACAAAAGAGGCAAGAGATAAAAATGCAAATCTTGTCACGGCTGTTGTATATCCCGCTATTGAACCTCACACTGGTAGGTTACGGGTCAATGGTACTCCTGTACATTATGACAGCTTCATTAACAATCTTATTAATAACTATAATAAGGCTAAAAAAGATAATAAAAATTTTTCTTGGAAAGTTATCACTTATAAAGCATTATTGGATGAAGATACTCCATTATGGGAATCGTTTTTTCCATTATCTAAAATAAAAGAAAAAAAGAAATTTTATTCTGATTCTGGGCAACCTCAGAAATTTTTTCAAGAATATATGATGGAAGTTCAATCAGAAGAAGATGCAATATGGAGAAGAGAACATATTAGATATTGGGATGGCTATTATAAAAATGAAGATGGGAATAATTATATTGTAAAAGATGGAAACGATATACCTGTCAATACATTTATAGGATGTGATCCAGCTACAGATATTGATACAAAACATAGTGATTTTTCTGTGATTACTGTTATAGCTATTGATGGAAATAATGAATTATATGTATTAGAATATGAAAGACATAGAAGTGTTCCTACTATTGGTTCTAAGAATCCAGAGACTGGTGAGATGCTTGGAAAGAAAGGAGTTGTGGATATAATCTTAGAATTGCATCAAAAATATAATTGTATGTCTTCAACTGTAGAAGATGTAGCAATGAATAGAAGTATATTCCAAGCTCTCAATGATGAAAGAAGAAGATTAAATAAGTACGATATTGCAGTAATTCCAGAAAAACCAGGTGGACAACAGAAAAGAAATCGCATTTATTCTGGACTTTCGGCTCGTTTTAGCACAGGAACAGTACATTTACGGAAAAATATGTTTGATTTAATCAACGAAATCCTTACTTTTGGCCCTAAAATGGCTCACGATGATACAATAGAGAGTCTTTATTATTCACAAATTCATGCTTTTCCACCTAATATGAAAAAAGATAAGGAAAAAAAGAGTTGGTTTAAACCAAAAAGAAAAGCTAAAAGTTGGTTAGTAGCATAAATGTATAGATTTGGAAAAAAAAGCAAAGAACGTCTTAAAGGCGTTGATGCAAAATTAGTTAATGTTTTAAATGAGTTAATAAAAATAATGGATGTTACCATTATAGAAGGTCTACGGAGTAAGGAGCGGCAACAGGAATTATTAGCACAAGGGAAAACGAAAACTAAGTATTCCAAACACATAGAAGGAAAAGCTGTTGATCTCGCTCCTTACCCGATTAACTGGGAAGATAGGGAAATGTTTCATTACATGGGTGGAATGTTGAGAGGATTAGGAAAAGCAATGGGTGTGAAAATTCGTTGGGGCGGCGATTGGGATAGTGATGGAGATATACACGATAATAATTTTGACGACTTAGTCCATGTAGAAATAAGAGATTAATGGCAAGAACAACTAAAAAATCAAAAGCACAAGTAAATAAACAAATATGGGATAAAGCAAATAACTCCCATAGACAAAGATGGCAAACAGTTAGTCAAAAAGGATATGATTTTTATCTAAATGAACAACTAACTAAAGATGAAAAAACCATGCTAGAAGAATCTGGTATGCCCACATTTACTATAAATAGAATAACTCCTATTATAGAAATAATGAAATATTTTGTAACTGCTAATAATCCTAAATGGAAAGCTGTAGGAGCAACAGGAGATGACGTAGATGTAGCCCAAGTACATTCAGATGTTGCAGATTATTGTTGGTATCTATCTAATGGTAAATCTTTATATAGTCAAGTTATATTAGATTCATTAACAAAAGGATTAGGTTATTTTCTTGTAGATATTGATAAAGATGCTGATCGAGGTATGGGAGAAGTAAGATTTAATAGAATAGATCCTTATGATGTATTTGTAGATCCAGCTAGTAGAGACTTTTTATTCAGAGATGCTTCTTTTATACAAATAAGAAAAAATATATCTAGAGGAAGATTGATAAATATGCTTCCGCAATTTCAAGCAAAAATTAAAAAAGTTACAAAAGGAAGCGATGTTGTTTCTTATTCACAAAGAGATGCTGAATTTACAGATAGTATTCAACCAGAAGATTTAACATATGGTGTAAATATGGATGCAGAAGATGACGATATTATACCATATTATGAAACATACTCAAAAAAGAAATTTAAATATAGAAATGTATATATAAAAATTGAACCAACTGAAACTGAATTGATTATGCTGAAAGATCAAGTAAAAGATCAATTAGAAATGTTTAAACAAGAAATAGAAGTTCAATTAATTGAAAAACAATTACAGATAGAACAACAAATTCAAGAAGGTGAGGTAATTCCAGAAAGAGCAAAGTTGATGATAGAAAATTCTCAAAAAATGGCTGCTCAAGGTATTCAAGAAAAAGAAATGGAATTAATATCACAAGCAAGATCAGAAGCTACAATTGTTAAAGAACAAGTAATGTCTGAAACTCAGTATTTGCAATTTGAAAAAGATGAAAATTTTAAAAAGAATATAGTTGATTCAATTGAATTTTATGAAAATAGAATTATAAAAACTTGTAGTGTAGGAGATGATACATTTTTATTTGAACAAACAATACCTATTAGTGAATATCCAATTGTTCCTATACCTTATATGTACACAGGAACTCCGTTTTCTATGAGTGCAGTAACACCATTAATAGGAAAGCAACAAGAAATAAATAAAGCTCACCAAATAATGTTACATAATGCTAATCTTTCTTCTAATCTTAGGTGGATGTATGAAGAAGGTTCTGTTCCAGAAGATGAATGGGAAAAATATTCTTCAGCTCCAGGTGCATTATTGAAATACAGACAAGGATTTTCTCCTCCAACTCCTATACAACCAGCTCCTATTAATAACGCTTTTTTTACAGTTGTACAACAAGGTAAAAGTGATGCTGAATATATAAGTGGAGTTCCATCTGCAATGATGGGATTTTCTCAAGATCAAGCAGAAACATACAGAGGATTGTTAGCAAATGATGAATTTGGAACTAGAAGATTAAAAGCTTGGATGAATAGTATTGTAGAACCATCATTAGAACATATAGGAAGAGTGTTTAAAATGATGGCTCAAAAACATTATAATATTGAAAAAGTTTTTAGAATTGTACAACCAGAAGCTAATAGTCAAGAAGAAAAAGAAGTAAGAATTAATATTAATTTATACAATGATTATGGAAAAGCGATTGGCAGATATAAAGATTATGCAACTGCTAGATTTGATGTAAGAATAATAGCAGGAGCAACTTTACCATTAAATAGATGGGCATTATTAGAAGAATATTTTAGATGGTATCAATCTGGTTTAATTGATGATATTGCAATGTTAGCTGAAACAGATATAAGAAATAAAGATAAAATAGTTGAAAGAAAATCAATGTTATCTCAAATGCAAGGTCAATTACAATCTATACAAGAATTAGTAAAAGAAAAAGATGGAACAATAGAAACGCTTCAACGTCAATTAGTACAAGCTGGTATTAAAATGAAAGTTGGAGATGCTAAAACAGAAATAAGAAAAGATGTCCTTGAAACTGAATCTCAACAAAAATTATTGAGAGGAATGTTAAAAGTAGAATTTGATAGAATAAAAGATCAAATGCAATCAGATATGAAAAAAACTAAAGAAGATGTGTCTGAGAATGAACAATCTTAGCACTTGCATCTTATTTTTTTATACTGTTAAATTAAAATAACCTTAAAATAGGAGATAGTATGTCAGAACAAGTAGGTAACGCCAATCAGGCCCCCGAAAGTAACAGCGTACAAGATGCCGTCATGGGAATGTCATCTAATGATTTTTTTGAATCTTTAGATAATCAAGTCAATGGTGGCATATTAGAACCTTCACAACCAACCTCGGAAAAAAGCGGTAACACGCAGACGAGCCCTAATGTAGAAGTTCAGAATGAAGTTCCAGATAATGATCTGGATACTTTACAAAAAAGGTATAGTGATTCTAGTAGAGAAGCAAAAAGGCTTAATTCTAAACTAAAAGAAATTGAACCTTACATGCCTATATTAGATGCTATGCGAGAAGACCCTAATTTAATTTCTCATGTTAGGAATTATTTTGAGGGTGGTGGTCAGGCCCCAGAAACGTTAAATCAACAATTAAATCTCGATGAAGATTTTGTTTTTGATGCTGAAGAAGCTTTCTCAAAACCTGATTCTGATTCTGCTAAAGTATTAGGAGCGACAATAGATGGAGTAGTCCAAAATCGCCTTAGTAATGTATTGAAAAGTCAAAAAGTTGAAAATGCAAAAATGGCTAAAGAGGCTCAATTTAAAGAAAAGATGAATATGTCTGAGGATGAATGGAGAAATTTTACAGAATTTGCAAAGTCTAAATCTTTAGAACTTGAAGATATATATTATTTAATGAATCGGAAAAACAGAGATGTGCAAATAGCTGATAATGCAAGACAAGAAATTCATAATAAAATGAGAGAAGTTCAACAACAACCTACTACACTTGCAACGCAAGGAAGTACATCAGTTGAAAAGTCCTCCGATGATAAAGTGTTTGATACAATTTTGGGTTCTGGTAGCGAAATAGAAAAGGCTTTCAGTATCTAAAATAATATACTGTCAGCCGTAAACCAAAAGTGAGGCAATTATGGCTGATGTTTTCGGAATGGAAACATATGGAGCGTCTCCAGACGCAGGGCACAGTGGAACATCTGTACCCGGTACAGGAGACCTCAGACGGAGATATAACTTTGGGGATAGGATTTCTGAACTTTCAATAGCACAAGATCCTTTTTTCCGATTTGTATCGCAAGTCGCAAAAAAACCTACGGATGACCCTCAGTTCAAATTTACTGAACAGAGACATTCGTATCACAAGAGATATGCATATGTCATGGGATTCGTTTCTAACGGTTCTGATGAATTTGCTGATTCTGAACTAGACCAATCAAACGCAGGTGCAGCTGTATCAGCAACTGGACAATCCGTTGAACTTTACATGGCTACTGATTATAAGTCTGCTGGTAACATTACTAGTATTCATGGTCAATCAGCTACTAAAGTTGATGTTGGTGCAAGTGGAACAAGACCTACTTTTTTCCTACCTGGTCAAGTAGTTAAAGTTCCAATAGCTTCAACAACTGATGGCGTTGCAGATGGTTATCACCTAATGAAAGTTGATAGTGTTACTGATAGTCTTACTAAAGATAGTAAAGAATGTGTAAAACTATCTGGTAAAATTGTAAAGTTTGATAGTGCAGGTAACGAACTTGCTTCTTTCTTAACTAATAATTTTACACCTGGTGCTACTGATGCAACTGCAGATAGAGATGCTGGTGGTGAACTAGTATATAACCAAACAATAGCAACTGGACTTGAACCAATTAGATCTTACGTTGTTGGTACTGCTCATTCTCAAGGTTCTGGATACCCAGAATCTTGGAAAGATCAACCATACTCAAGCGCTGTTGGATTAACTCAAATCTTTAAAACTGCAATGGCAATGGATAATACTACAAGGGCAACTGTTCTTAAGTATGAACCTAACGAATTTGCAAGAATTTGGAGAACAAAGTTAATCGAGCATAAGTATGACATCGAAACAGCGTTGTTATTTGGTTCTCAAGCAGAAGTAGATGGTGTTCAATATACAGAAGGTGCAATCAGTTTTGTTACTAATTATGGTAATATCTTTGATGGTTCTGGTATTGGTGGAACTGGTTCAAAATCACAAGATGATTTTCTTGATGATATGTCTCAATTCTTAGATCCTCGTTACAATAATGCAAATGCTACATTGTTTATGTGTTCAACTGATACTTACAATTGGATGCACAAACTAAGTGGATACTTTACTGCAAATGCACAGAAAACCGATTTAGGTTCTTCTAATCGTTTTGCAGCTAGAGCAGACTTTAGTATTGCAGGTCGTAAGGGTGTTTATGGATTAGACGTTACTCAAGTTTATACTCCTTATGGTGTAATGAATCTTGTTCGTAATGTTCATCTAGATGGTTCTCCAGTTATCCTCTTC